CGAATGATACCATTGCAGAGTTTAAAGAAAAGATTATGACCGATCTTTTGCTACATGGTAACTCGTATTGCAAAATCATTAGAATCGGTGGAAAAATCAAGGAATTATGGCGCATTCCGGTAGAAAGCATGAGCGTTAATTTACTGTCCGACAGTTCTATTGAGTACACATGGAAAAATGACAACGGAACAGACGAATCAGCAAACAGTTTTGATAAAGAATGTAAAATATGGCACATAAAACTATTTTCTACTGACAATGTTAGAGGGGTTGCACCCGTTGAACAGTTAAAAGATTTGTTCGGAGAAGCCGGAAAAATCAATCAGTTTTGGAGTAGGTATATTGATAATGGTTGCTCACTGTCGGGAATGATTAAATCAGCAGAGCCGATAGAAGAGGAAAAGTTCCAAGACGTAAAAACAATGATTCAAGAGGAATACGCAGGGGCAAAGAATACCGGAAAGATATTGTTTTTAGATTACGGTTTGGACTATAAACCAATGTCCGAAAAATCATTGTCTGATACTCAGTTCATACAAACCAAATTGCATATTATGAAGCAGATTGCCGGAGTGTTTAAGGTTCCATTAAACATGTTGGGTATCATGGAGGGCGCAACTTACAACAATGTTGAACAACAGCAGATTAATTTTTTGGTACATTGTCTGTCTCCGTATTTGAACAAAATTGAAGAGCGTATTACATGTTCATTGTTAAGACCGGAGGAACGGGATAAATATACTGTTAAATTCTTAACAACCGGATTGTTAAAACTCGATACCGAAACACGCTATAAGACTTATAAGATGGCGATTGAAAACGGTATCTTAAACCGCAACGAAATTAGAGATATGGAAGAATTGTCAGCTTACAATGGCGGTGATAAATTCATTGTACCGTTGAACATGGCTTTAATCGACGAAAATGGACAGATTGAGAGGGTTGTTGACGGTCAAAATGCGAGTGGCGGTGATCGTGATTTGATTGATAACAATTCCACAACAGACAGCAACGAAACAGTTAAACCGACCGCGGATACAGCAGTTCAAGATGGAGTGTGAAATGAAGCTAGAACGCAAAGAATTAAATTTTGATAACGTATTGATTGACGAAAAAGGAATTATCAGTGGTTACGGTGCTGTTTTCGACAATAAAGATTTTGCGGATGATGTAATTGAAAAAGGCGCATTTTCAAAATGTCTAACCGAAAAGCAAACGTACCCTATGTTATGGCAACATAACTCAGATCAGCCTATTGGAATTTGGGAAGAATGTTCCGAGGACGAACACGGTTTATTGCTTAAAGGCAGATTACTTGTTGATGATGTTCAGCAAGCAAGAGAAGCATACGCACTGTATAAAAACGGAATAATTAACGGCTTATCAATCGGCTTTATGTGCAACTCATGCACATGGGAAGAGCGAGACAGAGACTTTATCAGACACTTAACAGAGATAAAGCTGTTTGAAGTTTCGCTTGTAACATTCCCTTGTAATGAAAAAGCCATTGTAACAGACGTAAAAAATGCAGGTTTAACTATTAGATCTGCCGAAAAAGCCTTGCTAGATTGTGGATTCAGTCATAAGCAGGCGAAAACGATTTTATCTAAAGGATTTAAGGCAATTCAAGCTAACAACGAGGATCGCGATGATCTATCTACTGTTTGTGATGAGCAGAAAGCGCAGATTGAATTAATCAACTCATTTTTTAACAAACTAAAGGGAAATTAAAGATGGATATTAACGAAATTTTGGAAGCAAAAGCTAAAGAGATCGAAAAAATGAACTCTCAGACAAATCAGAAAATTAACGATTTAACCGCTAAATTTGATGATTTTCAGTCAAAAACCGCTGAAAAAAGCGAAATTGAGGGTATTAAATCTGAATTAGGCGAGTGTAAGAGCGAACTGTTAAAACTGTCACGCAATAATGGAGTACAGAGCATGACAACCGAAATGAAAGCCGAAGCATGGTCAAAACGTGTATCTGACATTCTCAGAAAGAATCGCACCGAACATGCGGAGTTTGATTCTGCTGTACTGGGAACAAAGGAAGATCCATCGCAGGGTCAGACCGGAGTTGACGCTCTAGGTGGTTATGCTGTTCCGTTCGCTTTAGACCGTAAAATTCTGTCTAAGGTTAGAGACTTAAATGTTATGCGCCGTTTGTGTTCCTCACAGTCTGTTTCCACACCGGAGACTTATTGGAATGTTGATTTAGGCGGTACTGACGCAGGATGGGTAGGTGAATTAACCCCTAGACCAAACACAAACGTTCCACAGTTAGCAAGAGCCGGAATCACATGGGGTGAAATTTACGCTAACCCTAAAGCATCATACAGACTGTTAGACGATGCTCTGTTTAATGTTGAAGCATGGTATTCTCAGAAAGTCGCAGAAACTTTTGCAGACTATGAAGAGGAAGCATTTTTAACTGGAAACGGCACAAATAAGCCTAAAGGTTTACTTGCCTATGATTTTGCATCAACCACAGATGCAACAAGAGATTTTGGTACATTCCAAAAGATTGAGTCTGCAACTCTGACCGCAGATGCAATCATTGATTTGTACTACTCATTGCGTCAAGTGTACCGCGGTAACAACACCGCATGGCTTATGAATCCATCTACAATTCAAGCATTACGCAAACTCAAAGACGGTAATCAGAATTATATTTGGATTGATAATATCGCTAATGGAATGGTTGGTACTCTGTTAGGTAGACCAGTATATGAATCACGCTTTATGCCGGATTTCAGTACAGCAGGCAATAAGGCTATTCTGTTTGGTGATTTCAAGAAAGCATACACTATCTTTGATCTCCACGGTTTACGCATTGTTCGCGATGTTTACACTGACAAGACCTCTGTACAGTTCTACACATCAAAACGTGTGGGTAATATGGTGCAGGATTCATGCGCTATTAAGTGTTTAGCTAAGGGTGCGTAAAAATGATCGTAGTAGTTGATCATAAGATAGGCTACTCAGTTGACGGTATTCACAGAGAAGAATTAACCAAGGGTGAATACAACTTTGATGATTTACCGTCGATTGCTCAAAGGGTTTGCGTTCGAGAAGAGTTTAAAATTTACGATCCGACCGAAATCAAAAACGATTCAAAGAATGCAAAAAAGAAAACTAGATAATATTCCTTGTGTATTTAGTTGTTCGGTTGTTCCTAAATTTTTTAGGATCAACCGTTCAACAGAGAGGTTGAAAGTATGAATTTCCCGACAGTAGCGCAAGTCAAAGCACATATAAGAGTTGAAATTGACGACGAAGAGGATGATCTGATTCAAGAATACATTGATAATGCAATCAGTTACATTGAATCATATATCAATCAGCGCGTATATGAGAATGAAGTTCCACCGGAGGAAAGTAGCGGTACAATTTTTAATTCAAGTATGAGACAAGCCGTGTATTTAATTGTGGGTCAGTGGTATAGATACCGTGAGGACACAGCAACAAGTGATATGCACCCGTTGTCAGTGGGAGTTAAACAGCTTTTAGATCCGATTCGTAAGAGGAATGTATGAGTTTAGATATTAAGGGCGGTTCACTGTCAAAACGCATAAAGTTTTATGCACCAAAAGACGGAGTATCTACATTCAGATCTATTGATGATTACGACCTTTTGCGTGAGTGTTGGGCTTATATAGAGCAGGTTTCAGCTAGAAGTCAGATTTACGCAGGGATCGAAGTTCAAGACGGGCAATACACTATTTCAGTACGCTATTTTCATGGCTTACATATTGATTGCATAATTGACATAGGCGGTTACCTATACCGGATAAATTCAATACAACCTAAATATGCAAAAGGACAAATTATTGTAAGTTGTCATTATGACAGCAGAATCAACCAAAACAAAAGGGTAACAACATGATCAGTTTAGTCAAGGCGAGAAAAGATATTTTTCAGCTATTCACTGATTGTTTAGCTGACGTAACACTGAATAATCAGAGTGTACCCGTTTATGACTGCATACCACCCTCAGATGTAAATCAAGGGGTGCTGTATGAAAACAGATACCTAGAACAACCGACAACCACAATGACGGGTGAAACGATCTACCATTTAGTTCAGTGTACAACGACCGTATTCAGTTTTGTAGACTGGGAAACAACTGAAAAGATTTGTGATTTGTTAAATAAGAGGTTGAACGGTAAAGGCGATAACGACACTTTTCAAATGATAATCTGTCATAGCTTTTACTATATGGATTTTGTCGAGGAAGAGGGATTTTTCGGTATTCAAATAGACTGGGATATAATTCTGTATGGCAACGAGCAGTAAATTTTTTAAAAATGCAGAGGAACTAGCAAAAGATTTAAAAAATCATAAGTCTAGCTATCTCAAAGATATTAAAACAATACTGCATGAATGCTTAACACCGTTTTTTGAGGATTGGCACGAAAAGGCACTTAGATTAAGAGCAAAACACGCAGGCGGTGAGGGACAGTATAGCGTATATAAACCATCGCAGTTAGTAGTTGCTCTAAGAAGATCTAGATCTAATTTTAGACCGTCAAAGTTTAAAACCCCAAGAGGTGGTTATAGCGACGCAATCGGTTACTTTTATGTTCCGGCTATTTTTGGAGACAATCCACCAAAAAGGAATTTAACTTTAGCAGGAAAAGAATCACACAGTCAAA